GGTGCTGAACCTCGAGGTCATGGTGCAGATCCTCGCGCGCGCCCTCGTCGACCCCGACCGCACCGACGCGCCCTTCGCGGCCGACGCCGCGGAGCTGCGCCGATGCTTCGACGTCGACGAGGTGCGCGCGTGCTTCGACGAGTACACCGCGCACGCGCTGGAGCGGTCGCCGTTCCGGCATCTCAAGACGCTCGCAGAGGTGCGCGAGGTAGCTGATGCGCTGGGAAAAGGGCTGACGCAGCCGACCAGCTTGCAGCGCTTCGACACCACTACGCTCCGGCTCATCATCACCTCACTGGTCGACCGGGCGGCGAGATGGACGACGCCGAACTCCTCGGCCACTACGCCGCCGATCGACTCGCCCACCGACTCCTCGCCGACCTCGACGGCGACGACGCCCCGAGCGATGACGCTCGACGACTCCGAGACGCCCTGACCCGCTGAACCATGCCCCGCGCTGTACTCCAAATCGACGCCGACACGAGCGGCCTCCTCGCAGCCTTCGCCGCCGTCCGTGGCGCCGCGAAGGCCGCCGAGGCCGACGTGAAAGCGTCGATGGGCAACGCCGTCCGCGCGTCGACGGCGGGCTACCAGCGCACGGGCCGCGTGGCGCGTGACGAGGCCGCACGTACCGCGCGCGCCGAGGAGCAAGGCGCGCAGCGCTCGCTCGCGGCGTTCGTGCGCAGCGAAGACCAGAAGCGCCGCGCGCTCGCCATGACGGCGGCCTCGCGTCGCCGCGCCGAGACCGACGCGACGAAGTTCGCGCAGGACGAAGCGCGCAAGCGTGGACTCACGGGCGAGCAAGAGGCGCGCGTGCGTCAGGGCGCGCTCGAACGCTTCACGCGGCAATACGAGAGCGCCGAGAAGCGGCAGACGGCCATCGCGCAGCGCGAGCAAGCCGCGCGCTCGCGGCAAGGCAGTCAGATCGGCACAGGGCTCCGTCGCGGCCTCAACGTCGGGCGCGACGCCGCGTTCAACGTCGCCCGCGAGGCGCACGTACAGATTCAAGACGCGCGGCAGCGTCGCGCCGCGAGCGAGCACACGCTCAACGCGGCGTTCTTCCAAGCGGGCATCGGCGGCAACGAAGCAACCGCGATGCGCTCGCGGCTCCAGCGCGAGATCGCCACGGGCGGGCTCCGCGGGCTGTCGATGGAAGATGTGTCGGGCGCGCTCATGGGCGCGCAGACGCAGTTCTCGGTGCTCACGGGCGCGAGTCCCGCCGAACGCGCGCAGCGCCTCGATGAGCAGGTGTCTCGGATGCGCTTCGCCCGCGCGACGTTCCAAGACCCCGCCGAGGTGCTCCGCGTGTCGGGGATGCTCTCGCAGCAGGGCATCCGTGGCGGCGACCAGATGAGCGTGTTGCAGTCGCTCACGGGCATGGCGCAGGCGGGCTCCATCGAACTCTCGACGCTCACAGGGCAGGCCCTCGGGCCGCTCATGCAGAACCTCGCGCGCGTCACGAATCAGAATCAGACGCCCGAGCAGCGCGCCGCCGCAGTGCGCCGTGCGACAGCGGAGACGATGGCCGTAGGCGAGATCGGCGCCGCCGCAGGCCTCACGCCGCGCGACTCGCTCAACGCGCTCGCGAAGATGCGCACGTCGGTCGAGAACCCGATGGTCGCGGAGCGCCTCCGCACGCGCCTCCGCAACGCGGGCCGCGGCGACCTCGCCGAGCAACTCGTGCAGGGCAACTCGCAGCAGGGCTACACGCTCCGCAACAGCGACCCGATCGCGCTCATGTCGTCGCTCGTCACGGGCATGGGCGGCGACACGAACGCCGTCACGAACCTCCTGAGCGCAGGCGGCTCGCGCGGCGCGATGGTGCTCGACTCGCAACAGCGGCGGCTCATCTCCGCGATGGCCTCGCAGACCTCGGGCGGGCAGACGATCGCGCAGCGTGTCTCGGCGATGACCGCGACGGGCAGCAACTTCGGCATGGGCGACGTGGGTCGCGGCGCCGCGATGGTCGACGCCGAGCAGCAGACCGCGCTCCGCGCCGCAGAGGCCACGCGCGACAACGCGCTGACCGACAACACGAGCGCCATCGTCAATCTCTCTCGCGCTATTGCTGACTGGAGCACAGAAAACCCGATCGGGTCTTCCGTCGTGCAGACCCTCGGAGGTCTCGCGGGCGGCGTGCTCGGCGGCGCTTCTTTCACGGGTATTGGCACATGGCTCGCGGGCGTCGCGGGCTCCGTCGCTGGCGTCGCAGAGGGCGCCACCGCAGCGCTTGCGACAGCGGGCACGGTGGGCGCGACCCTCGCTGGCACCGTTGGCGCCGCTGGCGCGAGCACTGTCGGAGCGGTCGTTGGAGCGGGCACTGCCCTCGGCGCAGGCGCGGGCACGCTCATCAACCGAGGCGTCTACGACGACGCTACGGCGCGCGACACGGCGGGACGCACGACGGGCGAAGCGGGCGGGCAAGCGGCCTACACCAACGTCTTCAGCGGTGACTTCTTTCGCGGGTTCACCACGAGCGTCTCGCAGGCCGTTCTCGACGGGCTCAGCAACGCCACCGTCACCGCGACCGTCGCGCCCGTCGACGCCGCACACGCATCCTCGCAGGCTCCCGCCGCAGGCGCTCCCTCGCGATGACCGACTACCTCAAAGACCTCGCGGAGTTCTCGTACGAGGGCATCCGTTTCCCCGCGCAAGCCGCGGAGACGATGGGTGGCAACGACTTCGTGAAGCACGTCGCGTATCGCCGTCGCGGCGCCGACGTGGAGTACACGGGGCAGCGCGCGTACAGCGGGTCTTTCACCATCCCGCTCGTGAACTCGCCGCAGCTCGTGGCGCGCTACGGAGACCTCGCCTCTGACGTGCGCTACGACCTGCTGAACGCCTTCGAGACGACGCCCATCGGGAGCCTCCAGCACCCCACCTACGGGCTGCTCACGGCGGCGATCGAGGAGTGGTCGGAGCCCATCGACGCAGGCGTCCGCAATGGCTTTGTCTGGACCGTGAAGTGGTCGGAGCACAACGCCACCGCGGGGCTGCTCCTCGGCCCTGATGGCGCGCTCCCCACGGACACCGACGCGACCGTTGAGACGCGCGCGGAGACCGCCGACGCCCTCGGCGCGAGCGTCGCAGGCTACCGCCCCACGGCGCCCACGATGCGCTCGCAGATGACGTTCCTCGCGTCCGCGCCGCGGAGCTACACGCAGGTCAACGACGCGTTCCGGCAGATGGCCGACGTGGTGGCGTTTGACCTCGCGCTCCCCGGCATGGTCGGCCCCTCCTCGAACGCCGCGACGCGCGCGCTCCTCGACCTCCGCAGCGCGATCGACGACCTGCGCGGGCGCTACGTCGTCGGCGACGGGCGGCGGCGCTTCTACACTGTGCCGTCGGGCATGGCGCTGTGGGAAGTCTCGCTCGCGGTCTACGGCACCGCCGCGCGCGTGCGTGACCTGCTCGGCGCGAACACGATCACCGACCCGCTCGCGGTGCCCGCCGGCACCGTCGTTGTGGTGCTCCCGTGACGGTCGCGAACGACCCGCGCGAGCACACCGTCGACCTCGTGCTCGCGGCCTCGGGCCTCGCGCCGGATGTGTGGGACGAGTACGCGATCACGATCGACATGCTCCAGGCGGGAAACGCCTTCACCTTCGGGCTGTGGTCGTCGGAGACGAACGGCACCACATGGGCCGCGCTCCGTCGAGGCGTGAAGGCGCTCGACTCCGTCGTGGTCGGCATCGACGGCGCCGCGCAGCTCAACGGGCGCATCGAGAAGATCGAGACCGGCGCCGACGGCCACGGCGAGGCGCGCATGGTCATCTCGGGCCGCGACCTCGCAGGCCCCGCGCTCGATTGGGACGCCGACCCGACGTTGACGCTCACGGGCATACCGCTCGAGCAAGCGCTTCAACGCGTCTTCGCGGGCGTCGGGCTCCCGGTGCGTATCACCACCGCCGACGCAGCGCGCGAGACCACCACGCGCCGCAGCCACGGCGCGCGCGGCACGGCCACCGAAGCCGCCGCGTCGAGCCGCCCCGCCGCAGGCCTCACGCCCGCGCTGCGCGCTGCGCTCGGCGAAGCCGCCGCGCTCCCGCTCGCGTGGAACGCCGAGGGCATCGCCGCCCGCAACACGATCGCCCTCACGCCGCTGACGCCCCGCCGCTCGGCTGCGCGGGCGCGCGCTCGCGCCATCAAGGACATCATCATTCCCGAAGCGCACCCGAAGCCCGGCGAGCGCGTATGGGCCTTCGCCGAAGCCATCTGCGCGCGCATCGGCGCCCTCATGTGGACGTCGCCCGACGCACAGACGGGGCTCACGATCGTCGTTGACACGCCGAACGACACCGACCCCGCGACCTTCGTGTTCGCGCGGCGCATCGTCGACGGCGTGGCCGATCGACGGAGCAACATCCTCGCGGGCGTCGAGACGATCGACGCGCGCCCCGCGCCCACGAGTGTCACCGTCTACACGGGCTCCGACCGCGGCGACAAGGTGAGCGTGCGGCAGCGCGCCGTCGCCACAAACACCGCGCTCACGGACGCGCGCGTGACCCGCGGGCTCGTGGTGGCCGACCCGCCGCCGCAGCCCCGGCACATGCGCTCGACGCGCGCGAAGACCCTGGCTCGCGCCGAGCAAGAGGGCCGCCGCACCATCCTCGACGCGATGCGCGCCTTCCGCACGTACCGCCTCACGGTGCGCGGCCACGGGCAACTCGTCGACAACGTGCGCACGCTCTACGCGGTCAACACCGTGGCACGCGTGTACGACGACCTCTGCACGAACGCCGACGGCGCCCCGCTCGACGAGGACATGCTGATTACACGCGTCACCTTCAAACGCTCGCGCACCGCGGGCACCGTGACGGAGATTTCGCTGGTGCCCCGCGGCGCCCTCGCGATGGAGCCCGACGATGTTTGATCAGCTCCTCGACTTCGTGAAGCTCTCGCGTCTCACGGTCTCGACCGCGCGTCGTGTGCTCACGGCGCAGATCACCGGCGCGGGCGACGCGGGCGACGACGCAGCCGCGGAGACGCTGTCGAGCGTCGAGGTGGTGCAGCCGCTCGGGCTGCTCGCGTACCCCACGCTCGGCGCCACGACGGAGGCGCTCATCGCGCGCATCGGTGACACCGCCGTCGCGCTCGGGTTGATCGACAAGGGCGGCGCCGCGCAGGCCGTCGAGGCGGGCGAGGTGCGGCTCTACGGGCCAGGGTCGCAGAACGCGACCGCCGTCGTGCGCATCCGCGCCGATGGCTCGATCGAGATCACAGCGAAGACCGGGCTGAACGTCACCGCCACGGCCCCGGCCGCGGGCGTGGTGATCTTGCAGGACGGATCGCAAGCGTTCGTGCGAGGCGCGCAGTACGCAAGCGCGCTGACGTCGTATCTCACGGCCGAGAGCACCCTGCTTACCGCGCAATCGGTGTTCCTCGGACTGCTGTCCACATACGCCGTCGCGATCCAGCCGATCGCCGACCCGACGAACGCCCAGACGCCGATCCTCACGGCCGGAATCGGCGCGCTGCAAGCGGCTATCGCGGCGCGCGCTGCGAGCGTCTCGACGTTCGCTAGCACTGCCGTCAGCGCCCCTAACGGGTGGCTCTCGACGAAGGTGCTTGGCCAATGACCGACCTCTACGCCTACACGCGCCGCCGCGACCCGACGACGGGCGAGGTGCTCTTCGCGGGCAACAACTGGATCGAGTCGCCCGCGCCGCAAGCGGAGCGCGTGCTGATGATCCTGCGCACGCCACGCGGTACGTGCCTCGTCGACCCCACGCTCGGCGTCGAGTGGTCGCGCGTTGACAAGCTCGGCACCGGCGCCGCGTCGACCGCGCGCGACGTGATCCTTGCGGCGCTCGCGTTCGTCGTCGCCGCGGGTGACATCACGGCCCTCGTGGTCTCCTGCGAGGTCGACGTGCAGCGCGGGCTGCTGCTCTACGATGTCTCATTCACAGACCCGCGCCTCGACAGGCGCGCACGCATTCGCGGCGAGGTGTAGCGGTGTTCGTCGGACGATCTAGAGACACGATCCGCGATGAGCTCATCGCGTACCTGCGCGCGGAGTACACCGCCAACAGCCGCACGCTGCTGACCTCGCGTGGGAGCGACGCCTACCTCGACGCGTCGGCCCTGGCCGTCGTGCTCGAAGGGCTCGAGGCGCAGGCCGAGCAGAACGCGCGCGACATCCTCCCCGACCAGGCGAGCGATGAGGCCGTCGCGCGGCATGGCTACGTCTACGGCGTCGACCGGCGCACGGGCGTTGCTGCGCGCCACACCGTCACCGTCACGGGCACGCCGTCGGCGACGATCACGATCCCCTCGGGCTCCGCGTTCGCGTGGACCGACGGCACGCTCTACGCGGTCACGTCCACCAGCGTCACGCTCTCGGTCGGCGGCTCGGGCACCGTGAGCGCGAGCGCGACGACGACGGGCGCGAGCACCACACGCGACGTCGGCGACGTGCTGACGTGGGTGTCTGCGCCCTCGGGCCTCGACCCCACCGGCACGGTCGCGAGCGTCGTCACCACGGGCGCCGATGCTGAGACGGTGCAGGCGTGGGCGCAGCGCATCGTCGATCGGCTGCGCTACCGCCCCGGCGCGGGCAACGCCGCCGAGTGGCGCGAGTGGTGTCTGTCATACCTCGGCCTCGACGTGCGCGACGCGTACGTTTACCCGCTCCTCGCGCCGCCCGTGTCGTACCCCGGCGCGGGCACCGCGAGCACGCTCGGATGCGTGACTGTCGTGCTCGTGGGGCCGCCGCAGGGTGACAGCCCGTCGAACACGCGACTGCTCGGCGGCGTGTCGGGGGCGCTGCTCTCCGAGGTGCGCGAGTACATCAACGGCACGCGCACGATTCTCGGCCTCCCGACGTCGAGCGGAACGCAGCTTCGCAGCGTGGGCATCTCGACGGGCGACACCTCGATCGAGGCCATCACCGAGGACACGCAAGACGCCTTCGCGACGGTGACGGTGAACGCCGCCAACGCCTACGGCTTCGCGTCGCCCGCGACGATCCACTCGAGCAGCACGACCACGTCGCTTGTGCTTACGGGCGACTACTCCGC